ATGTCGAGCGAGCCTTGGACCGATGAGGAGAACGATCTGATCGTCGCGGATTACTTCGCGATGCTGGCCGACGACGTTTTCGGACGCCCGTACAGCAAGGCGGAGCATCGCCGTACGCTCCTGCCGTTGCTGAACGGCCGCTCTGAGGGATCGGTCGAGTTCAAGCACCAGAACATCAGCGCGGTTCTGAAGGGGCTCGGCGAGCACTGGATCCCCGGCTACAAGCCTGCATTCAATTTCCAAATGTCGCTCGTCGACGCGGTGGCGCGGTGGTTGGCAATAAACTCTGCGTGGCTCGGCCGTCTGCCAGACTCGCGCCCGGCGACGGGTCTTGAAGAATCCGCACCGATCTGGATCGGCCCACCCCCGACGTTGTCGAACCAGCCGCCACCGCAGGAGCTGGAGCAGATGCTGCACATCGCTAGGAAGTTCGACGTGGCAGGCCGGGACGAGCGCAACCGCGCCCTCGGCCGCGCCGGCGAGGAGCGCGTTCTGGCGCATGAGTGGGCATCGTTACGGTCGGCGGGACGTGATGACTTGGCGCGAAAGGTCCGTTGGGTATCTGAGGAGGACGGCGACGGCGCGGGTTATGATATCGCGAGTTTCGCGCCAGATGGCCAGGCGCGCTTGATTGAGGTGAAAACTACGAACGGGTGGGAACGGACGCCCTTCCACATCACCCGCAACGAGCTTGCGGTAGCGGACGAGCGCCGATCCGAATGGTGCTTGTTCCGGCTTTGGAACTTCTCGCGTGAGCCGAGGGCCTTCGAACTGTATCCGCCGCTCGATGCCCACGTCACACTCACGGCCACAGCATTCGTGGCAGGCTTCCATTGATACCAGGGCGCCGGCGCGCTCAGTCAAAAACCATATCCATCTGCTCCGCCCACCGCCGATCGGCAACTGCAACGAGGTCGTTCAGCGAAAGCGCCGGTGGCACGCGCCTGATGACGAGGTGATCGAGCACCTCCGGCGACAGATAGGCGAGCCGCATCATGCGGCTCACGAACCGGTCGGAGACCTTCTCGGCCGCGGCGATGTCCTGAATGGTGGAAGCGGCGCCGGATTCCAGCTGCCGCCGCCAGTTCCAAGCTCGGGCGACGGCGCGCAGCACATGAGGATCTTGTGACCGGCCGTCCCGGACCATCACCGCGTCGGGTGGTAGGATCTTCGGCCGCCCATTGCGTTTGCGGATCGTCAGGGGGATGACGACGCGGATGGTATCGTTCGGGCCGGTCATGCGCAGGCCTCCGATTGGCGGGGGGCCATCATGTCCCGCAGGACCGAGCCCAGACCCTCATGGCGCAGATCAACGGCAATGCCGTCTTCGCCGACGGTCACCCGCTCGACCAGAAGCTGGACGATGCGGGTTTGCTCCGCTGGATAGAGCGCCGCCCAGAGCTGATCGAACTCGCCGAGCGCTTGGACGACCGCCTTCTCATCGACGGCCGTGCTCTCTTCGCGAAGGGCCTTTATGGTCCGGGCCGCGATCTCGGGCGCGCGGATCATGCGGCGGATTTCGCCGACGACGGCATCCTCGACCATGCCTGCAGGCAAGCGCAGCGGGCCCGAGGCGTCGCCGGTCGGGCGGTTTCGGATCAGGTCCATGGACGCGTAGTAGCGGTAGAGGCGCGTGCCCTTCTTCGTCGCGGTCGGTGTCATCGCCGTGCCCGTCTCGGTGAAGATGATCCCCTTCAGCAGGGCCGGCGTCTGGCGGCGGGTGTTCTTCGCCCGCAGGCGCGGGCTCTCCTGCAGGATGCTGTGCACCTTGTCCCAGAGGGTCTGATCGATGATGGCCTCGTGCTCGCCGGGATAGGCCGTGCCCTTGTGCACGGCTTCGCCGAGGTAGACCCGGTTGTTGATCAGTTTGTAGAAAAAGCCCTTGTCGATCGGCTTGCCGCGCTTGTTCAGCACGCCTTCAGCCGCGAGCGCTTTCGCCAGCGTCGTGGCGGAGCCGATGGCGACGAATCGCTCGAAGATCATCCGGACCGTCGAGGCCTCGGCCTCGTTGACCACCAGCTTGCGGTCGCGCACGTCGTAGCCCAGCGGGACGTGACCGCCCATCCACATGCCGCGCTTGCGGGATGCCGCGACCTTGTCGCGGATGCGCTCGCCGATCACCTCCCGCTCGAACTGTGCGAAGCTGAGGAGGATGTTCAGGGTCAGGCGGCCCATCGAGGTCGTGGTGTTGAACGACTGCGTGACCGAAACGAAGGTCACCTGATTGCGGTCGAAGATCTCGACCAGCTTGGCGAAGTCCATCAGCGAGCGCGACAGCCGGTCGATCTTGTAGACCACGATCACATCGATCAGACCGGCCTCGGCGTCCTGAATGAGACGCTTCAGGCCGGGGCGCTCCAGCGTGCCACCGGAGAAGCCGCCGTCGTCGTAGCGTTCACGGATCGTGGCCCAGCCTTCCGCCTTCTGGCTCATCACGAAGGCCTCGCAAGCCTCGCGCTGGGCGTCGAGGCTGTTGAACTCCATGTCGAGCCCTTCCTCGCTCGACTTGCGGGTATAGATGGCGCAGCGCTGGCGGCGCGGAACGGCCGCGACGGCTTCCTGAGGACGGCTCATCGGTCGTCCCTCCGCGCCTCGCGGAGGCCGAAGAAGCGATAGCCGTTCCACTGCGTGCCGGTGATCACCCGCGCCACCGCCGACAGCGACTTGAACTTGCGCCCCTGCCAGTCGAAGCCGTCCTTCATCACCGTGACGGTGTGCTCCACCCCGTCCCATTCACGCACGAGGCGGGTGCCGACCACCGGGTTGCGGGAGTCCGCGATGATCGTCTTGCGCCCGACCCGGCCCTCGATTTCGTCGGCCAGCAAGTCAAGCGTCCGCCGCGTCTCGCGGGACAGGCCGCCGAGGGTCAGTTCCTGGATCCGGTAGCTGAGCCTCAGCTCGAGGTAACTGCGGCTGTTGTTGGGAGCGGGCGTGCCGAAGAGGCTTTCCCACTTCGCCTTCAGCTCGACCACCGTCATTCGCTTCAGCGCTGCAAGCTGTGTGACCACGCTCACGTCCGCCGCATCGCGGTTGCCCGGTTGCCATGGCGCGGCGTCAGTCTTTCTCTTTGTCCCTGGCATTATCGCCCTCCAACTCGGTTGCTCGGTTTGCGACGACCAACACGGCGTTTGAGGGCGAGAATGTCGAATGAACTGTCTTCGCCAGGTGCAGATAAAGAACTGGACTGTTCCGGCAGGATACGCCTCAGCCCCGCGGCAAGAATGCACGCGAGTTCATCAAGGCGTTCGCCCGTCGACAGACGGAAGGGCGGCAGCGGGTTCGGGCCAGATCGGGCGTCTTGCATGAGACCGTTCGCAACAGAAGATGGCTGGCGAAACGGTAGGCGTAAAACGGCAATAATCAAGCACATTCAATAGCTTATCTGGTTCTTGCGCAATTATTCGAATGGCAGCGAACCAAGCAGATGCGGTGCACTCACTCCCTATTCTTTTTTAGGTTCGCCTCCGGCCACGATCCGCAGGTCTGCCTTTGACTCGACGTACAATGGTTGATAGCGCTCGCTTGGCGTCTTCCAAGACACCAAGTGGTCCAATGGGTCTTGGGTACCAAGAAACTCACGGGCGAGCGTCAGCCGTTCCAGGACTGCTGCTCTTTCGGCCTCCGGCAGCTCCGCGGCGCGCTGCTCCACGCCCACGAGGAAACGCTCGATGTTCATGACGTTTGACCACTGCTGAATGACCTGAGCGAGATGCTCGCGGCTGTCCTGGATCGATTGTTCGACGCGGCGTCTGTCTTCCTCTCTCCGTCGCTTCTCTTCCGCTGCCAGCCACTCCTGCCGCACGATCTCAGCCTTCCGATCGGCTTCTTCGAGCTTGGCGACAAGGTCCATGGCGGCATCCTCGACGGACTTGACGATAGATCTGACCGAGGATCGAAGTGAGGTCTTCTTGGTCTCCTGCCAGTCGGTCGACCAGTTGACGCGATGATAGGGTGAATAGGCCACGAGGCGCAGGCGACCAGAGGGGAGCTCCCGGGTGGTCGTCCATGTGTGATCGGCATAGTGGCGAGCCGGCCTGGGCGGGATGTAGTCGGCCTCCCGGATGTACTGGCCGCGGACGTACCGGAGCAGCACCTCTTCCGACATCTCGATAATCGCGAGGCCGATCGCTACGCTGCCGACATAGACGACGGTCGGGCGGTAAGGGGACCAAGGCCCACTGTGGTAGTAGGAGTTGCGTGAACTGGTGCGCACCTCGCGCTCATCGATGTTGGCGCGTCTGAGCGACTCATCTGGTGGCGCAATTACCACTCGGTGCCCCACTGACTCGAAGGCGTTGAAGAGGTCGTTGGTGAAGTCGAGCGCCTTGTCGAGGCAGGCCTTTGATGTGGTTATGTCGAGGAGCAGCTTCTTGTAGGGCTTGAGATAGGCGCCATCGTCCACGGGTCTGCTGTTCTCAAAATGCTCCTTGGCGCCCCGGACCAGGCCGTGAATGCGAGTCCTAGGGATGCGAACCTGGGCCTCGGATCGGCGCTGAGGCAGCGGCCGCGGCTTCAGGGGCGGCCGAAGCTCCCCTTCCTTGGACCAGTACAGCTGGTCGCCGGGCCGGGCTTCCGGCAAGGGCTCGGCCGGCGGCGCCTTGCCGACGGCCAGCTTCGCCCAATAGCCTCGCTCGGGTCGAGGGACGTTCAGGATGGCGCAGACCCGGGCCATATAGCTGCCGGAGACCCCAAACTGCTCTGCGACCTTGGTCATGGGTTTCGACCAGACCAACTCGTAAAGCTCTTCTCTAGAAACCACGGCTCCCTCAAGGTTCCTTTTTGCCAAGCGCTGTGTCACAGCCGTCAGCTGACGATTTGCTCGAAGTTTATTGATAGGCGGACCGGTCTTTCCAAAATATCAGTCCCGATCACTTTTCATGAACTGGTCGTAGCTGTCCCAAGGCTCCTCATCCTCAATCTCAGCCCGGTAGTCGGCGGGATCGAACTGCAGGAGCGACACGGCCAAGCCGAGGCGGTCAGAGAAAAAGGTCAGTTCTCGGACGGGTTCGGAGCCCCGACTAAATGTCCAGATGCCGGCGGGCAAAGCCACCGGGCGCTGAGAACTGGTGTGCTGCGACGCCGACCCCATGGCCATGATGGAGCCGTCGGGAATCGGCATGCCCGATTGAATGAACACGCCGCTTCTGTAGGCGCGCGTGCTGGCTCTGCCCCACAACGCGAATCCGTCTCGCGCAACCACCATGGCCGCTCGGGTGTCGGTGAATTCGATCCACTTGCGCGCGGCCGCAAGAAGCGAAACTCCGTATCGGTCCGTCACATGGCCAAGGAGGTCGCGAGTTACCTCCTGACTGCCGACCTGGTTCCGATAGTCGTCGATCGGCATCAACAGGAAGGAGGCGAAGGTATCGGCCTCTTCTTCACGCTGCTTCTCCGCATCCTTCCAGCCGTTGCCTTGCAGCGGAAGGCACTCGAAGTCGAAATCGTCCGAGAGCTCGCCGTTATGGTAGTGCGCTACGGTCAGCGGGCGCCGGTGCAGCAAGTAGTGCCCGAACTCATGAGCGAGTGTGAAGCGCTCGCGTCCGCGGTAGCGGGGCTGAGTGTTGTAGAGAATCTGCCAACCGGGCTTCTTGCGCCGTGCGCGGAGCATGCCCTCGAAGCCGTCGATGTCGACGCCCTTCACTGCCGTGATCGGGTCCTCATGGTTTCGGGAGACTTCGAGCGCCAGCGCCTCCACATCCACGGGGAACCGGTCTTCTCCCAGCACGGTGCGGAGAAGCACAGTCAGATCGTTCGCGGCCCTTTTGGGCGATTTTCTGCCGCTATTGCTCATTCATCTTCATCGTCCAGGATTTTGAGCATCTCGCGAAGCTTCTCTTTGCTCTTCGGCTTCATCTTCTGATACTTGCGAAAGAAGGCAGTGTCTGTCGCGTCCGCTTCGGTGACTTCGTCGGCAGAAATCAGGTAATCGGTCGTAGTCTCGAGGGCGGCCGCGATCTGGTGAAGCTTCTCAGCCGAAGGGCGCGCAACGTCCTTGTTCTCGATCTCCCACATGTAGCTCTTGCTGGATCCGACCCTTTCGGCCAGCGCCTCCAGGGTCAAACCTCGCTTCAGTCTGAGCTCGCGAACGCGCTCTCCCAAGGGTGTTGGCACCGGATGTTCTCCTTTTTGTCCGCCGGGTTCGTTATCGCGATACATCTAGTCCTTGACACGCCGTACCTGCAATACCTATCTTGCGCAGAAGTTCGTAGTAACGAACCCACTTTCGCGCTTTCACGAGACAGGAGGCCGTCATGGCTAAAGCAGGTAACGGTTCGGGCACCCATCACGTGGTCCCCAATCCCAATGGCGGATGGGACGTCCGCCGCGGCGGCGCCGAGCGCGCCAGCGGGCACTTCGACACGAAGCGGCAGGCGATCGACCGCGGGCGGGAGATCAGCCGCAACGCCGGGACGGAGTTCAAGATCCACAACCAGGACGGCCGGATCGGCCAGTCCGATTCCCACGGGAATGACCCGCGCAACATCAAGGGCTAAGGAGATCGGCCATGGCCTCAGTGACGAGTTTTATCCGCAATATGCCTGCCTCGTCGCTGCAGGCCTATTTCCACCACACCGGCATCGAGCTTCCGACCGAGGTCGATTGGGAGGCGCCCGAGCCGGAAGTCGCCCGCGTCACCTTGCGGGCCGTCGACGAATTGGACGACGAAGCCCGCGCCCGCATCGTGAATGACGCCGAGCGTGTGAGCGCCTTGGCCGATGATGCGGGGCAGACCGCACTCTACAGCGTGATCGACGACCGCACGGTGCTCGATGATCTGGCAAATGGCCATGCGCGTTCGCTCTGGATGTTCCTGAACGAACCGGTTCGGTTCCGCCATGCCGAGGAGGTCCGTTACACCGATGAGCGGCGCCGTGGTCGGAGCTGGGACGGGTTCATCGGCGAGCCTAACCTCGATCTGCGGCGGGACGAGGCATCCATCGATGCCTTCAAGGCGGCGCTGCGTGAACGGTTCGCTTCGAACAACATCCACATCGACATCTTCGGGCGCTATCGGCCGACCTTCGACGGCGACGATTGCGAGCTTGTCCAGATCGCGACCTACCGCGAGGGCCTGCTGGATGATTTCCTGGCGTTCGATGACGCGGGAACGCTCGTCCGCCGCGCCCGCCGTCCCGTGTTCGAGGCGGCCATGACGTATGAACCGGCGACCGGCGTCATCGAAGTCGTCGCCAACGACCGCGAGAGCCGCGAGGAGATGGTCCGCTTCATGGCGCGCGACCTGCTGGGGATCGAGTTCCAGAGCGAGAAGGTGCCCTTCCGCACCTACGACCTCGCGGTTCTGCTTCATCCTTTCGATTTTCCGACCGACCCGGAGGATGGGATCGAGTCCGTCGAGGTCAAGCAGCTGCGTCTGATGCCCATCGACAATGTGGGCGAGCGCGTCACGCTGGAATGTCTTCGGAAGGCCGACCGCACTATCTGGAGCATGTCGGCGGAGCGGTTCGGCGCCAACGATCCGCTGGCTGGCGGTTGGGTGGCGACACAGGCCAAACTCTCCATCAAATTCCATCCCAAGGGCGATGCCAAACGCGGTCGGACGCTGCCGTTGACGATCACGATGCCGCATGGCTGCAATCTCAAGGACCAGACCGAAGAGGAGCAGCTGATCGGCGAGAAGTATCTCCGGCGCTGGGGCATCCTTTCCGGAGACGGCGGTGTCGTCGTCGATTGATCGGAGGGCGGCGGACCTATTGCTGTCGGTGATCGAGACGCCGGATGCGGTTATCAGCGGCTCGGTCCTCGACGGCTACTTTGGCCAGATTTTGCTGGTGCTGAAGGGGGCTGGAATCCTTCAGCCGAAAGATCACTCGCGGGCAGCCGTTTCACTCATCGACCACGAGGACGAGCCCGTCAATCTGATCTGGTCACCTGAACATCGGGCATATGGGTATTTCAGCCCGTCAGCAGGTTGGGTGAACGTCCCCGGAAATCAGTTGGCAACGTACCGCGTCAACTTCAGCATGTTGCTCGAACAGCTGTTCGAGCGGCTGGATTTCTTCCCGCGAAACGGCCCTGTCGAACTCGTACCCGACCTTCTGTGGGAGATCGGCGACGCGCGCCTGCCAGGACGCAGCAAACGTACATCTGTCTGGATTGGCCGTCGGCTCGGCGATCCGACGATATGGAGAAGTTTCATGGATGCTGCCCGCAAGCGTCCGGCACCCGGCTTGCGAATTGTCCTGAGCTTCACACCTGGAAATCGCCTGCCGACTGACGTGCACCTCGGTCATACGCTGATCGCCGTTCGAGATGTTGCCGATCACAACGGTCTTGCTGTCGTTCCCGACCTGTTGGCCGCCCGCGTTGCGGCGGGCTCGAAGCTGAACGACGACCTGATCACCATGGCGGCCGACGGCGCGTCCCTCACGGTTCGCGGAACACGTCACGCATTCTCTGGATCGAAACAGCGCGCAATCATCCGGCAACTGTATGACGCTTGGAAATCGGGACATCCGGAACTTCTAACCGCTGAGGTTCTGGAGACCGCCGGGTACAGCACGAGCGTCAACACGCTGGCGAAGGCTTTCTCCGGGAGACCTGAATGGCGCGATTTCATCAGGGAGGAGAATGGACGATGTTGGTTCTTCCTCTGACCCCTGAATTCTCTCGACTGCCAGGCCGCCCGATGGGGCGGCTTTTTTCATTTCTGAGCCGCTTTCCCCGATTCCTACCTTGAGCCCTGCCTGGCTCCTTCCCGGCTCCTACCCGCCCGGCAGCCATCCTCTCCGCAGGTTTTCGACCAAAACCGAAGGAGAAACAGATGGCTACGAAACACCTCAACCAGATCGACCTGGCTGCGCGCTGGAACATCAGCCACCGCACGCTTGAGCGCTGGCGCTGGACGGGCGAAGGCCCGCGCTTCGTCAAGCTCGGCGGTCGCGTCGTGTATCGCCTCGAAGACGTCGAGGAGTACGAGCGCGAGCAGATCCGGGCGAGCACCGCCGGCCACCCCAGCAAGCCTGCGGCATGAGGGGGTGGTGGTGACGATCTCCAACCGCATCTCCCTCGATGAGCTCCGGCGCATGGCCGTCGGCGACATCGCCGCACTGCCCGCCGAACAGCTCGCCATCCTGCAGGACGAGGCCGCCGACGCTCTGCGTCGCGCCAAGACCGTCTGCGACTGGCTCGATGGGGCCGTCGCGCTCAAGTACGGCGATCGTGCCCACGCAACGCGCCAAGCGGCCGGCAAGGACACCGGCACGGTCCGTTTCGATGACGGCGCGGTCACCGTGATCGCCGATCTGCCGAAGCGCATCGATTGGGACCAGGAGAAGCTCGCCGCTCTCGTCGAACGCATCCGGGCCGAGGGCGACGACCCCACCGAATACGTCGATGTCGCGATCAAGGTGCCCGAACGCAAGTTCGCGGCCTGGCCGAGCCACATCCGCTCCGCCTTCGAGGACGCGCGCACCGTCCGCACCGGCAAGCCCAGCTTCCGTCTTTCCCTGAACACCGAGGTGACGTCATGAGCATCACGAAGAAGCTCGCGGTGCTCCGCGAGCACCATTACGGGCTGGACAAGCTGCCCGAGACCATCCGGGTGCCGGCCCTTGGCGAGCGTCGCGACGAGACCGTCAAGCCGGTCGGGGCGGCCTCGATCGACGACCTGGCCTTCGCCCTCATCGGGCTGAATGAGCGTGCATCGGCTCTCTACCGCGAGATCGACGCGGTGCGCACCCTCCACGACGAGGCTCGCAAGGCCGGCGCGCTCGGAGCCGACGTCGCGATCGACGCCCTGATCGCGGCGAAGGGAGGCAAGTGATGCCCCTCCCGATCATCTCCGCCGACCAGCGCCTCGCCGAGCCGCGCGGCATCAAGGGCACGATCTTCGGCAAGTCCGGGATCGGCAAGACCTCGCTTCTCTGGACGCTCGACCCCGCCACCACGCTGTTCATCGATCTGGAGGCGGGCGACCTGGCCATCGAGGGATGGTCCGGCGACAGCGTCCGTCCGCGCACATGGGCCGAATGCCGCGATTTCGCGGTCTTCATCGGCGGCCCCAACCCGGCGCTGCGGGAGGACCAGGTCTACAGCGAGGCCCACTTCGCGGCAGTGTGCGAGCGCTTCGGCGATCCGGCGGCTCTCGACCGCTACCACACGGTCTTCATCGACTCGATCACCGTCGCCGGGCGGCTCTGCTTCCAGTGGTGCAAGGGGCAGCCCGAGGCGTTCTCGGAGAAGACCGGCAAGCCCGATGTCCGCGGCGCCTACGGCCTGCACGGCCGCGAGATGATCGCGTGGCTCACGCATCTGCAGCACACGCGGGCGAAGAACGTCTGGTTCGTCGGGATCCTCGACGAGAAGCTTGATGACTTCAATCGGCGCATCTTCCAGCCGCAGATCGACGGCTCGAAGACCGGCCTCGAGCTGCCGGGCATCGTCGATGAAGTCCTGACGATGGCGGAGATCAAGGACGAGTCCGGCGCGCCGTACCGTGCCTTCGTCTGCCAGACGATCAACCCCTGGAACTTCCCGGCGAAGGATCGATCCGGCCGTCTCGACCTGATCGAGGAGCCGCATCTCGGCCGGCTGATGGCCAAGATCCGCGGCCCCGTGAAGCCCGCCTCCGAGCGGCTGGCCTATCGCAGCCCGCCCCCGGCCGCGACGGCGCCGACCTCCGACGCCCCCACCCATTCCGAAAACGCCTGAACGAGGAGACCCCAGCCATGACTGGATCCTGGAACGATTTCAACGACGCCAAGCAGAACAGCAACATCATCCCCAAGGGCACGCTGGCCAAGGTGCGCCTGACGATCCGTCCGGGCGGATTCGACGATCCGGCGCAGGGCTGGACCGGCGGATACGCCACGCGGGGGACCACTGGCTCGGTCTATCTCTCGGGCGAGTTCACGGTTCTCGAAGGGCCATTTGCACGGCGCAAGATCTTCACCCTGATCGGGCTGTACAGCCCCAAGGGGCCGGACTGGGCGAACATGGGCCGCAGCCTGATCCGCGGCATGCTCAACTCCGCGCGCGGCATTTCGGACAAGGACACGTCCGCTCAGGCCCAGGCCGCGCGTCGCATCAGCGGCTTTGCCGATCTCGACGGGCTCGAGTTCGTGGCGCGGATCGACATCGGCACCGACACCAACGGCGAGGAGAAGAACGAGATCCGCGCGGCGGTGACGCCGGATCACAAGGATTATGCCGCCCTCATGGGCGTGCCCGGTGCGGCACCGCAGCCGCAGGCTCAGCCTCAGCCCTCCATGCCGCAGCCGGGCACGCGCCCGTCCTGGGCGCAGTGAGGCGGCCATGCTGCTGCGTCCCCGCCAGAAGCAGTTCGTCGAGCGCAGCGTCCGCGCGCTCGACGAACACGGAAACACCCTCGGCGTCGCCCCGACCGGAGCCGGCAAGACGATCATGCTCTCGGGGGTCGTCGGTCGCATGGTCGGCGAAACCCCGAAGAGCACGGGCGCCAAGGCCTGCGTGCTCGCCCACCGCGACGAGTTGACCGCTCAGAACCGCAGCAAGTTCGGCCGGGTGAACCCGAAGATCACGACCTCGGTCGTCGATGCGAAGGAGAAGTCGTGGGCTGGACAGGTCACCTTCGCGATGGTGCCGACGCTGGCGCGCGCGGGCAATCTCGACCAGCTGCCCGCGCTCGACCTCCTGGTGATCGACGAGGCGCACCACGCGGCCGCCGACAGCTATCGCCGCATCATCGACGCCGCGCTACAGCGCAATCCCGAGTGCCGGGTCTACGGCGTCACGGCGACGCCCAATCGGGGCGACAAGCGCGGTCTGCGCCCGGTGTTCTCGAACGTCGCCGATCAGATCCGGATCGGGGAGCTCATCGCGTCCGGGCATCTCGTGCCGCCGCGAACCTTCGTGATCGATGTCGGCGTCCAGGACCAGCTCACCAAGGTGCGCCGCACGGCCGACGATTTCGACATGGCCGAGGTCGACGCGATCATGAACCGGTCGCCGGTCACCGAAGCCGTCATCCGCCACTGGCGGGAAAAGGCGGGCGAGCGCCAGACGGTGGTGTTCTGCTCGACCGTGGACCACGCGCGCAACGTGACCGCCGCTTTCAACGCAGCCGGTGTCGCCGCCGGGCTGATCCACGGCGACATGGCCGATACCGACCGCAAGACGACCCTCGACGCCTACGCCGCCGGAGAGCTGCGGGTCGTCGTCAATGTCGCCGTCCTGACCGAGGGGTGGGATCACCCGCCGACGAGCTGCGTCGTGCTGCTGCGGCCGAGCTCCTACAAGTCGACCATGATCCAGATGGTCGGTCGCGGTCTGCGCACGGTCTCGCCCGAGGAGCATCCCGGCATCATCAAGACCGACTGCATCGTGCTCGACTTCGGCACCTCGACCCTGCTGCACGGATCGCTGGAGCAGGACGTCGACCTGGACGGTCGCGAACCCTCCGGCGAGGCGCCGACCAAGGATTGCCCGGACTGCGGCGCCATCGTGCCGCTCGCCACCACCGAATGCCCGCTGTGCGGTCATGTCTGGGAGCGTCCCGAAGGCGACGAAGCAGCGCCGCTCGGCGACTTCGTGATGTCCGAGATCGACCTCCTGAAGCGGTCGAGTTTCCGCTGGTGCGATCTCTTCGGCGACGATGCCGCGCTCATCGCCAACGGCTTCAATGCCTGGGGCGGTGTCTTCTTCCTGAACGGCCGCTGGTACGGCATCGGCGGTCTGCAGAAGCAGCGCCCTCATCTGTTGGCCGTGGGCGAACGCACCGTTTGCCTCGCGGCGGCTGATGACTGGCTCAACGAGCATGAGAGCGACGAGAGCGCCCACAAGACGCGCCGCTGGTTGAACCAGCCGCCCACCGACTGGCAGCTTGCCTTCCTGCCGCCGGAGTACCGGCAGGATTTCGGGCTCACCCGCTACCAGGCATCGGCGCTGCTGGCCTTTCGCTTCAACCGCGACGCCATCCGCTCCCTCGTCTTCGGGGCGGCCGATGCCGCGCCCGAAGCAGCCATCGGGAGGGCGGCATGAGCCATGGCATCTGTTTCCCCCACCACGGCCGAGGACCGGCGGCGGCTCTGGCATCCGCGTGGAACGCTCTGTGCTGTCTGCCGACGACCCACCCGTGGCTTTGGCTGGTTCGACCCGGTGCGGTCGAAGCAACCGCGCCCCTCGGTCTGGTTCTGCTCGATGGCCTGCCAAGGCTTCTGGACGCGCTTGGCGCGGGAGCGCTGGGCCATGGTTGATCTCACCGAACAGGAGAAGGCGGCGATCCGCGCCGCCATGAAGCCGGTCGCCGAGATCATGGAGGAGATCGGCTGGCAGGCGCGCTTCTCCGACCTCACGGAGGCGCAGGTGCTCACGCTCATTGAGGTCGCCGTCGGCGGCTTCCAGGACGCCATGCACGCCATGGCAGCCGACGCCGACGCGGAGGTGCCGTTCTGATGCTCGACTACAACCACCGCCCCACCTGCGCCGAACGCATCAACGCGGTCATCGACGAGGCGATCGAGGCTGAACGCGCGGCCATTGCGCCCAGGACCTATCTCGGCGGCTCCCGCCTTGGTCACCCCTGCGAGCGCGCTCTGCAATTCGAATTCGCGGGCGCGCCGAAGGATGAGGGCCAGGAGTTCTCCGGCCAAACGCTGCGGATCTTCGAGATCGGACACGCGCTCGAAGATCTTGCCATCCACTGGCTGCGCGGTGCCGGGTTCGATCTCTATACCCGCAAGGGCAACCGTCCGGACGGCGAGCAATTCGGCTTCTCGGTCGCTGGTGGCCGCATCCGCGGTCATATCGATGGGATCATCGCCGCCGCACCCCAGCTGCTGGGCATCGGCGTTCCCGCGCTCTGGGAATGCAAGACGATGAACGCCAGGAACTGGCGCGAGACCGTGGCCAAGGGCGTGGTTGTCGCTAAGCCTGTCTATGCGTCCCAGATGGCCCTCTACCAGGCCTATATGGAAGCGCAGGTCCCCGGCATCTCCGACAATCCCGCGCTCTTCACCGCCATCAACAAGGACACCGCCGAACTGCACCACGAACTCGTGCCGTTCGATGCGGAGCTCGCCCAACGCATGAGCGATCGCGCCGTGCGGATCCTTCAGGCGACGGATGCAGGGGATCTGCTGCCGCGCATCGCCACGACGCGTGACTTCCACGAGTGC